TGGTATATCCGAGAAAGAAAGTTTTAAACGTGTTTCTTGGCGGCGGCGAGTTGGATCAGATTTTAGAAATGCATGAAGATGTGATAGCATGGGCAAAAGCGCAAGGATGCTCTGCGTTGACCATGACGGGCCGGTTTGGCTGGAAGAAACCACTGAAGGCGCATGGCTGGGTGCCACTGCACGCCTCATATGTGAAGGAGTTTGAATAATGGCAGGCGGCAAGGGCGGGTCAACAACGTCATCAGTTACGATCCCAGAATACATTGAAGAGGCTGCGCGCCGTAACTTGGCAAAGGCCGAAGGCATTAGCCAGATTGGCTATGTGCCGTATTTCGGGCCGGATGTTGCCGCGTTTACGCCGTTTCAGCAGGCGGGCTTCCAGCAAACCGCTGACGTTGCGTCTGCATTTGGGCTAGGAACGCCAACAACGCAAGCTGACATTATGGGCGGCATGCCGGAGCCAACACAGTTTGCTGGCGGTGTACGCGGATATAGCGCAGCTCCATTGTATCAGCAGGCTGTTGACGAGCTTGCCGCGCAGCGCCCAGCGCAGGCGCAATACATTGAAAGCTTTTTCATTGATCCCGTGACAGGCCAAGCAGGAACACGCGTGCAGCCTGCTGTGGATTACAGCACTATGGGTACGATGGCAGACATCAGAGCGGCAGATCGTGCAAACGAGTTGGCGATTGCGCAGGCGCAGGCAGCTGCGGGGCCGCAAAATGTTACGTTTGAGACGACAAGTTTTGCCGCCAACCCAAACTTGGCTGTGCAGCCTAACGACCAGATATTTAATATCGCGCCGCCAGAGGTTCAGATTGCTCAGCAAATAATGGCAACTGACCCCACAAACCCTGATTATAATGAGGCGTTTCAAACCGTTTACGAATACCAAGCCGCGCAGGCGGCGCAAGACCCGACAGGGCAGTCAACTGGTCTTGGCATAACGCCGGAAATAATTGATGCGACAGGTGTCGCAGCATTTTTGCCACCGTCAAATGTGCAGGCTTCCACGATGATTACAAATCCAGCCGCAGGAATCACTGACACAAGCGAAGCGTCAACCGGTCAGCAGGTAGTGGACGACATCCAAGAGGGCGTAACTGGCATTGCAGCGAATACATTGCTTGGCCAGATATTACTTGGCGACACTTATCAGGTCGGCGGTGTAAATAACCCGATTGAAAGCCCGACCGTAACAGAAATGCAGGAGGCCGCACCTACGGGTATGGTTTACGACACTTCAACCGGCGGTTACGAGCGGCCAGACGATGTGAGCGCAGCCCCGACGCAATACCAAATGGTCGCTACAGGAACAGATGCTGCTGGGAATACAACCTATTCTATGGAGGAGACCGCAGCCGCAATAGCTCCCCCCGTGAGGCCCACATCTAGCGACAGCGGTGGCGGTGGTGGCGGTGGCGGTGGATTAGACACCGTGCTTTGCTCTGCATATTACAGCCTCGGATACTTGCCGCGCGAAATCTGGCGCTTAGATCAGCGCTACGGCGTGTGGCTGCACCGTAATGATCCTGAGCTTATGGAAGGCTATCACGCGTGGGCTGCTCCACTGGCTGAGTATATACAGAAGGATACACGCGGGGCCAAAGTCGCTCGCGCAGTTATGTGGCCCATTGTCAAGGCGTGGGCGGCAGAGATGGCGCATAGGCAGCGCCCAGAGAAGCACAAGCCGAATGTGGTCGGCAAAATTATTATGGCGGTTGGCGAGCCGTTTAGCCGCGTGTGCGGCATGCTCAAGCCCCGCGCAATACGAGGAGAAGCATAATGGCTGGACAAGGTGCAAAAGGTGGCGGTCAGGTAGCGATGCCAGTAGCAGGCGCAGGGCCGCAGCTCGGTATGATGCCAATCGCCCCGACAGCGCAACCGGCAGCGCAGCCCGCGCCGCCTGCATTGGCCCCGACTGCTGGGTTTAACGTAAACCAAGCAGCGGCTGGCGCATTGCAGCAGGCGATGGGAACCGCGCAAAGCGGCCTCGGTTTCACGCCACGCCAGATCGAGGCGGTCGGATATACGCCAGCCCAGCAAGCCGTCGCCGGACAGCAAACTGGCTTCGCATACCAGCCATCGCAGGCAGCGGCTCAGCAGCTCGCAGCGACTGACATCAGCCAGTATCAGTCGCCGTATCAGCAGGAAGTCATCGACATGACCATGCGCGATATTGCGTCTGCGCAGGAAAAGGCGCTCAACGTGCAGGGCGCGCAAGCCCAGCGCGCAAGAGCGTTTGGCGGGTCACGCCAAGGCGTTGCGGAAGCGGAAACGCGCGCGCAATACGGGCAGCAGGCGGCAGACGCGGCGGCGCGTTTACGTCAGCAAGGGTTCCAGCAGGCGATGGGCGCGGCTCAGTTTGACATTGGCCAGCGAGCGGCAACGGAAGCGGCAAACGTCGCGGCGCGTCAAGCTGCCGAGCGCTTTGGCGTTGGATCGCTGCAGCAGGCGCAGGCGGCAAACATTGCTCGCGGCCAGCAAGTTCAAGCATCCAATGTGGCGGCGCAAAACGCTGCTGCGCAATACGCGGCTCAGCAGGCGGCATCTGCTCAGGCGCAAAACTTGGCAGCGCAGCAATCCGCAATGGGTACGCGTTTGGGTGCGGCAGGGCAGCTCGCTGGACTTGGCCAGCAGGCATTTGGCACTGGCCAAGCGATCCAGCAGCAGCAGATGCAGCAGGGTCTTATGCAGCAAGGATTGCAGCAGGCGCTTATCGACGCGGCGCGCGGCCAATATGCAGGCTACACAGGCGCACCGCAGGCAGCGCTTGCAGCGCCATTGGCGGCGCTTGGACAGACGCCAGATCAGTCAACGACGACTGAATCGTTCACTCCGGGTCTGTTTAATTACTTCCAGACAATTATGGGGATGCCGAGGTAACACATGACGCCAGAAGAGTTCTTCAAGGCCATGATGCCATACGCTCGCAGGGTAAGCGAGCGCACGGGTTTAGATCCGCGTCTGGTTTTGGCGCAGTCTGCATTAGAAACTGGCTATGGAAAATCTGCGCCAAACTCCAATTACTTTGGCATAAAAGGAGCGGGGCAAGTTTTCCCGTCTGAAGAGTTTTTTGACGGGAAGATGGTTGTGGAGCCGTCAGAGTTTAGGGCTTACGAGAACCCGCAGCAAAGCTTTGACGACTACGCCAGCTTCATCACCGGCAACAAAAGATATGAGCCGGTGCTGAAGGCCAAAACGCTAAGCGATCAAATAGCTGCGATGGGCGCGTCGGGGTACGCGACTGATCCAAATTATGGCGCAAAGCTGTCATCAATAGCCAACATGATTGGTGAGGATATTTTGCCGAAAGGAAAAGACATGGCAACTCCAATGGATAGGGCGCGCGAAGAAGAGCTGCGCATGCAGATGCTGGCCAGCGGAACGGCACCACGAACAGCGCCACGCGCGCCACTGTCAGCGCTACGGCAGGATCGCCCGCAGGCAGCGGCAGCGCCGCAGCAGCGCAGAGGCGGCTTAGGCGGCATCATGGATTACCTTGGCAAGCAAAGCCCGACAACCGGCCTAAGCAGAGCGGAGCAATTTGCTGCGGCGCTCGATCCGCTCATCATGCCGGAGCTGCGGGCTGGCGAGGCGATCAGGGCGCGCGGCACGCAGCGGCAGGCGACTGCAACGAAGAACAAGACGGTCGAGTATCTGCGCAGGATGGGGTACAACGATTATGCTGATGCCGTGGAGAGCGGGGCAATCGGCGCAAAGGATATTATGAATGCGCTGGTCAGTAAGTCGCTGGAGACGCCGAAGGATACAAGCACAGCGGGCATGAGAGAATATGCTCAAGCTGTTAAGGATGGTTTCAAGGGTACATTCCTCGACTACAAGACGGCCATCAGCAAAGCTGGCGCGACAAGTGTTAATGTGGGCGGTGATGGAACGTTCCAAGAGTATGGCCAGAAAGAGCTGGGTAGAAATTATGCCGAAATGGCTGCAGCTGGCCGCGATGCTTCAGCTAATCTTGGCAGAATTGAGTTATTAAGCGACCTGCTTGATGAAAGCGACACCGGATTAAGCGCAGGTTTCTTGTCACGCGCAAACCAATATTTTGGCGTAGACTTTAGAAGCGGCCCTGCGGCGGCAGCGGAAGCCATAATAAGCCAGCTTGTGCCAGCGCAGAGGCCAGCCGGTTCTGGCGTTATTTCGGATGCAGACTTGGCTTTGTATAAGGCGTCTTTGCCCGCCATCCAAAACCAGCCAAACGGTAACAAGCTTATTATTGGCAGCATGGTTGCAATTACTAAGCACAACCAAAGCGTAGGACGCATCGCGTCTAGAGCGCTTACTGATCCAAACTTTAGCATTCAGCAGGCAGAAGAGGCTATCGCCGCCCTGCCAGATCCGTTTGAGGGTGTCAGGGGTCTTCTTGGCAGCGGCGCAGATATACCCACGCCGTCCATGACAGAAGAAGAAGCGCTTAAAATGCTAAACCCACCGAGCGGAGGTTAACATGGCTGATATGACATACGCCGAAGCCTCTAATGTTCAAGCGGCGATCGCCGCATTGGAAAAGCTTGAGGCCGCCGGAACGATAAGCGAAGACGGCCAGAAGGCGCTGGACGCTGCACGTAAAAAACGCAAGCCAGCAAGGCAGGCTGAAATTGAAACCATCGCCACATATCGCGGCGCGCAGAAAGGCGTCAGCTTAGGTTTGGCTGACGAGATCGCTGGCGCATACCAAGCGGCAAACGAGTTAATCCGCAAGCGCGACATTGAAGGCGCAAAGGCAGCATATGCAAAATATCGTGACCTTGTACGCCAGCGCGACGAGGCGGCGCAGCTTCTGGCCCCAGAGCAGTTTGCTAAAGGCGAAGTCGCAGGCGGCGTTGCGGGTGCAGTGTTGCCTGTTGGCACGTCTATGCGTTTGGCTAGAGGATTAGGAACGGCAGGGAAGGTTGCAACTGGCGCAGGCACAGGTGCAGCGACAGCGACGCTCCCAGAGTTCGCTGGCGGCGAAGGTGGCTTCGGGCCACGCATGGCAGAGGTTTCGCCGTTTACTGCAGCAGCAGGAGCAACGATTGGCGCTGCTGCGCCAGTGGCGGGTCGCGTGGCTGGCGCAACAACCAGAGGCATTCAAAACATAGTACGCGGCGGCGAAGAGGGATTCAGCGGGGCTGCGCTGCGCAGAGTTGGCCGTGCGCTGCAGAGGCCACAGGTGGCTGGCCAAGATATTCAAGCGTATTTACGCTCACTTGGCCCAGAGGGAACAGTCGCAGACATTGCAGGATCTCCGCGCAGCATGGCGCAGGGGTTGGCCACCATGCAGGGCGAGGGCGCAGACGTCTTACGCAGGCAGCTTGAGCAGCGCGCAGGCGGTGCAGGAGAGCGCGTAGAACAAGTTATGTCTGAGCGTATCGGCCCCGCGATTGCAGCGTCTGAAGAGCGCGCAGCGCAGGCCATGCGCAAGTCTTCTGAGCTTGGGCCAATGTATGATGCTGCTATGCAGAGCGGCGCAGAGTTCGACGTCAGCGCGTTGCGTTCTGGCTTGGTTATGATGGCAGACGACGCTGCAGCCAACGTCAGAAGCGGTTTAAACGCCGTTTTGCGTGATCTGGGTAAGGAGGGGCCGGTTTCGGCATCTAAGTTGCACAACGCCCGCAGCGCCTTGGGCGACGCGATTACGTCTGCCAGAATAGCTGGGCAGAATAATAAAGTCAGGCAGTTGATGCCCATATTAGATGATATGGACAGGCGTCTTGATGAAATACCAAACTACGCTACAGCGCGCGCCGGATACGCCGAAAGCTCACAGATTGAGCGTGCGGTGGACAATGGGCGTTCTGTGTTCGCTGGCGGCCCGACATCCGCGCTTTCGCCAGAAGACTTGAAGGCAATGCTTGATAAAATGAAGCCGCTTGAGCGTGACGCATATGTGAAAGGCGCGAGAGAATACATTGCCGCCCTTATGGGTACGTCAAGAAGCGACGCGGCATCTGCGTGGCAGCAATTTGACAAGTCTTGGAACCGCGAGAAGTTGCAGCTTCTGCTTGGCAAGCCGGACGCGGATGCGGTCACGCAGAGGCTGTTTGCCGAAAAAGAGTTTTCCGGCACGCGCGGCGATGTTTTGGCCGGATCGCAAACTGCTTTCCGAGAAGAGGCTGCAGAAAGTTTGGCCGACATCAGAGAACCAGACAGCATGCGCAAACCGTCACCCATCGCGCGCGCCTATCAAGGGATGTTCGCCGACCCAGTAAACCGTATGATCGACGAGGTGCTTTATGGGGCCAAGCGGTCAAACCTAAATCGAGAGATTGGTGAGTTACTGTCGATGCAGGGCGTAGATCGTGACAGACTGGTGCCTGTTCTGTTACAAGAGGCCAAGCGGCTTCAAGACCCAACACGCGCGCAACAGATAACGGACGCGCTTGTGACTTTCGGCCTGACAACTTACGGCGCACAAAGCGGAGAATAACATGCAACCACAGCCAAAAGATCGTCGTGAAATCGAAAGCATCGTGCAGAATGCGATCAGCGAGGCCGTTGACTTCGTTGAGAGCGAGATCAGCGAAGACCGCATCAAGGCGCAGCGCTACTACGACGGCGAGGTTGATATTGGCCACGAGGACGGGCGCAGCAAGGTTGTGGCCACAAAGGTACGGGATACCGTACGCTCTGTGAAGCCAAGCCTGATGCGGATCTTCATGTCCACCGCGAGGCCGGTAGAGTTTATCCCGAAGGGGCCAGAAGACGTTGCGCTGGCTGAGCAGGCCACCAGCTACATCCAGCACGAGTTTACGCGTTTGAACGGCTACCGCGTGCTAAACGACGCCTTCCAAGACGCCATGGTGAAGAAGCAGGGCATCGTGAAGGCGTATTGGCACGACTATCCCGTGGCCGAGATCTACACCTACACCGACCTATCTGATGACGAATACACGTTTCTGATCCAAGAGGATAACGTGGACGTGATCGAGCATACCATGGAAATGTCTATCGAGATCGACGAGATGGGCATGGACGTCGAGCTTCCCGTTCATTCGGCCAAGATTAGCCGCACGGAGATGAAGGGCGAGCTGCGTATCGAAAGCATCCCGCCGGAAGAGTTTTTCGTAAACCGCGACTGCCGCTCATTTGATGACGCATATGTCGTGGCGCACCGCACAGACATGCGCGTCGGCGATCTGGTCGAGATGGGTTTTGACTTCGAGGTCATCTCCAACCTGACGCCTTTCGACGGCACAAACGACATGTCTGGCGCAGAGGTTCTTGAGCGCCAAGGCTACGAGGAAGACTTGTCAGACGAAGACGAGCTAGACCCATCCATGAAGCTTGTGGGCATCACAGAAGCCTACATGCGTATGGATGTTGACGGAACCGGC